GTTTGATATCCTTCTTATGCTGTCAGCATATCTTCTTGTACCTATCATCGGTTGGTGGACTGTACCTGTGGTACTCGTTGGCGCAGTAGTAGGTGCATTGATCAGCGTAAGTCTTGGAGTTGCATGATGTACGAACGAATTAAAGAACTTGCAAAACAGGCTGGTGAATATGTAAATGAAGTTTATATTCCCCCGGTTAGAAGTAAAACTCCTGGTAAGATTTGGGAAGATGGGCATGTGGATTGGCATACACAATTTAATCAAAAGTTCGCCGAACTGATCATCAAAGAGTGCCTAGGTGATCTCAAAGAGCGTATCACCCTACGATATCAAGGCAGCGAAAAAGACCGTGATATCGCCTACGGTATGGAGATCGTCTACATGGACATCGTTGACAAGTTTGGGGTGAAATAATGACAATTAAAGCAGTGGAAATTTTCCCAACAAAGATCTGGGCGGAAAAAGACTTCCTCGGCACGGTGCACATTAAGATGCAGCACGAGGGACAGAAAGAATTCGACTTCATCCAAATTCAGTACAATTGGCTTTATACTAGTAATAGCCATCAGGATGAGCTTGCACAGAGAATCATTAAACTTTTGGATGGCGACAATGAACGAACGACTTAGGGAAATAATGCTAGAGGTGGGTTATGCTGCACCCGAAATGGCAACTCGTGCACAAAAACTCGTCGAGTATGTTAAACAGGCTATCTACAATGATGTGGTTGAAGAACTTATTCCCGATGACGTTATTGCAGAAGAGAACGAAAAAATTCAGGAATATCTCAAGGGCTGTAATGGTGGGATTGTAGATGCGCTGGGACATATCCGTAGATTTGGAGCTGAATAATGGGACGATATTTTACTACAGAGGTTGAAGTTGGTCTTGAAGATTTTGACACAGAAGATCTTATTGAAGAACTAGAAAACCGCAAATATGATTACAATACCAAAGGTGTTGATGGTGATGAAATGCGTGAACTACTAGAAGCTATCTGGTTGAATCGTCGCAAGGGTGTTGACTATCAAGCAGATTTGGATAAACTTATCTACGGTGTTTTGGGCAAGGTGATTTGATGTCCGTACTTTCTATTCTCAATTCTTTGGCAGCCGTTTCTTCTCGAAATGAGAAGTTGGCTATTCTACGCGCAAACAAAGACGACCTGGTGCTGAAGGAATTCTTCAGGCTTGCGCTTGATCCCCTGATCACATTTGGCATCAAGAAGATTCCCGCGTATACGCCCAACTGTAATCCGATTGGTGTCAATTTGGATTGGGGCATGGATCAATTCGAGAAGCAGTTTGCAACTCGTGCTATTACGGGTAACGATGCAATCAGCCATCTTACTTACGTTCTCGAGAGTGTATCAGAGGACAATGCAGAGGTGCTAACCCGCATCCTTGGCAAAGATCCCAAGTGTGGTGTGGCAGAGGCAACTGTCAACGCTGTGTGGGAAAATTTGATCTTTGACTTTCCGGTAATGAAGGCTACTCCTCATGACGAGAAGACTATTCAAAACATTTCGTTTCCCGCCTACAGTCAGCTAAAGCTGGACGGTGCCCGGGCACAGATTGTCATCAATAACGGCACTGTTACTGTATACTCCTCAAGTGGGCGCCCCATCGAGACTCATGGTTACTTTGATTGGTTTGCCAATGTAACCGACAATTTGGTCTTTGACGGCGAGTTGCTTGTTACTGAAGACACCGGCAAGTTCATGGAGCGCAAGAAGGGTAATGGTATCGTGAACCGTGCGGTGAAGGGAACCATCCCTGCGGCACAAGCAAAGCAACTGCACTTTGTTGCCTTTGATATCGTTCCCCTGGCTGATTGGAAGGCTGGTATTTGGCATAAAGCATACGTCGTGCGCTTTTGTTCTCTTTTGGGTTACAGCACGAAGTTTCGCCATAACGCCTCTGTAGTTGATACGAAGGTGGTAAACAGCGAACGCGAGGCATTGAATCATTTCAAGAAACTATATAAAGATGGAAACGAAGGAACTATTCTGAAGGATAAGGAAAGTTTCTGGGAGAACAAACGTAGCAAGTACCAGATTAAGATGAAGGGAATTCTAACCTGTGATCTTAGAGTTGTTGGTGTAGAAGAAGGTACTGGTAAGAATAAAGGTAAGATTGGTGCTCTTGTGTGCCAGAGCTCGGATGGTGAGCTTGAGGTGAATGTAGGTACTGGTCTAACCGATCAAGATAGAGCAGAGAAGTTTAGCTTCTTTGTTGACCAGATTGTCGAGGTACAATACAATGAACGCATCGTCAACAAAACGGATGGTGCAAAGTGGTCTCTGTTTTTGCCTCGGTTCGTTCAGGTGCGTATCGACAAGAATGAGGCAGATAGTTTGAATTTGATTAGCATTAAAGGAGCATAAAATGGCTAAAGCGCGTATTACTGATAAGGGTAATGTACAGGTAGTGATGACACAAGATCAGTGGCAGATTGTTAATGAAATCTTCCAACATGTTCGTTTGGGGGACCGCAATCTTGCAACAACACTGTTTAGTGATATGGTTCTTGATCTGTCGGAGTTCAATTCAGAAAATGACTTTGAAACATACGATCATAGTGATTTTGAAGTATACGTTACCCGCGAAAACAAGTACGGTGAAGTTACCCGCGTAGAAGACTTTACCATTGAACTTGATGAGCGAGATAATGACGAAAGAGATTGGGATTAAAATGAAAATTGTAAGCGCATCGGATTTGCATCTTGAGTTCCACGGACACAAAGAGAACTTTGGTCTTTCGGACACTATTTTGTACAATGGTCTAAATGCCGATGTGCTTATTCTTGCAGGTGACATTCTAAACTCAGAGGTTTTGAAGAACAGGAAGAAAGGTTATCGATCAAAACTTGATAATGTTTTTGGTTGTTTTTCAAAGTATTACAAGAATGTCATCTACGTGATGGGTAATCACGAACACTATGAAGGCGACTTTCCCAAGACAAAAGAGCTGATTCTAGATTTTCTGTTTCTTGAGTACAGCAACATTACTCTTTTGGAAAAGACTGGTGTGTTTATCAACGGGGTTCGTTTCTTTGGTGGTACGATGTGGACTGATTTATCAGATCCAATCGAGGCGCATGTTGCAAGAAAAGGAATGAATGATTATTACCTTGTAGAGAATACATCGAGGAAAATAGCGTACCGAGCGAAGAATGAAGATGATCAAATGTTTATGAAGTATCGATCGGGAACATTGCTTCCCGCCGATACAACAGAAGATCACTTTGAGTTTATCAAAGCGCTTGAAGAAGACATGGCGTTTCACAATGAAATGAACTATGTGGTTGTTACTCACCACTCTCCTTCATTGGCTATGTGTGATCCTGTATACCTTAGTGATGAGTACAATTGTTGCTATCATAACAACCTTGACAACTTTATTCTGGACAATCCGCGTATCAAGAGATGGTTTTGCGGGCACACTCATAGAGCAAAAAGGTTGACTATGGGCGAGTGTGAAATTATATTGAACCCAAGAGGCTACCCGGGTGAGCTTCGAACTGAGTATGAACTAGCGGAGACAGAACTATGATGGTTGATGTAAAGTGGGATGGAGACGAGGCATATCTTGTCTTTCCCGATGGCGCTCTTCCAGAGAATTGGAATGTTGGTGACATGATTGAATGGATTGACAATAAGGATGGATCTTGGACCATGAAAAAGAAAGAACGAAATTTTGTACAAGAGGTTGTTGAGTTCAACCGCCTAGCGGGAGGTCAGAATACTTTCAACCCCCGTATGGTTGCCCTTTATGTTGGTCTACAACTAGAGGAAATGGCAGAGAAGATCGAGTCCATTCCCGACCCATACGATAAACTAGGTAAGTTGCGTGTTGCACTTGAATACCATTCAAGGTTGTTCAAGGAAGGCACGTTTGACAATCTAGTGGAAAAGATGGACCATGAACATCGAGTAGAAGCATTGGATGCTGATATTGACTTGGCGGTAGTTGCTCTGGGTGGTGCGTGTGCATTGGGAGCGGAAGTGGACTCCGCTGCCAATGAGGTAATGAGTTCCAATATGTCAAAGTGCATGGAGGATGAAAACGGTAATCTGTACATGGCAAAAGATGCCAACGGTAAGGTTATCAAGGGTAAGAACTTCTTCAAACCTAATCTAAAGAACTACGTAAAATGAAACCAATTATCATGTTGGACATGGATGGAGTCATCGCCGACTTCATCTCTGTGTACAATGCGGTTACTCCTCAAATTGACTCAAAAGAAAAGTTCTATGATGCGGTTCGTGTACATAGAATTTTTGAGAAGTTACCTTTGCTACCCAACGCAAAGAATCTATTGAGTCTTTTGTTTGATGAGCTAAAGGTAGAGGTGCAAATCCTGTCTTCTATGGGTACCTATAATAAAGAGGTAGCCATGCAAGTTGCTGCACAAAAGACCAAATGGCTTCACATGCACGGTATCAACGCATCAAAACTAAACTTTGTGAACTCATGGAGTCTCAAGGAGAACTATTCTTCTCATCGATCAATTATGATTGATGACAGAAGTGATGTGATTGCCCAATTCATCAAGCATGGTGGCTTGGGTGTTCTATATGATGATGCAAAGTTCGACACCATTAAGCATGAGATTATCGAGAATGTTGAACTAATCCGTAACAGCGCAAAAGCAGAGGTAGTGTAATGCCCACATATACATTCCGCAATCTAGATACGGGTGAGTTCGAAGAACATGTAATGCGAATGTCCGAGCTAGACGCGTTCAAGGAGGCAAACCCCCGACTTGAACGTGCTCTTGTCGATACTCCTAATTTTGGTGATCCGGTTCGTATGGGTCGTATTAAACCCGACAATGGCTTCAAGGAAGTTCTACAGAAGATTTCCGAGCGAGCCCCAGGCGGGAAGGTACTAAGAGACAATATACGATAGAGACTATATACAGAGTGTTTTACTAACCGAGACCTCTGATGGCAACCAAAAAGACCGCGGCACAAAGACGAGAAGAAGTCATTGAAGGCGAAGATCACAAGCATCAACATCAACCCGTATCTAATGGACTAAAAGTCAAACTAGACCATCTACGAACCTTTGACCCCCTAACCGATAATCAAGCAAAGTTTTTTGAGATGTATCGGGGAGGGGGTTATTTTATTGGGCTTTTTGGTAGCCCCGGTGTGGGCAAGACATTCCTTGCAATGTACAGAGCCATTGAGGAAGTTTTGGCAAAGGACAATCCGTTCAAGCAGGTTGTAGTAGTGAGAAGTCTTGTGCAGTTGCGTGAGATTGGTCATCTGCCGGGCAATCTAGAAGAAAAGCAAGAGATTTACGAACTACCCTACAAGGAAATTTGTGGTACTCTGTTTGGTAGATCTGATGCGTGGGATCGTTTGAAAGAACAGGGGCATGCAAGATTTATCAGCACAACCGCTATTCGTGGTATCTCCATTGATGATTCAATCATCATTGTCGATGAAATTCAGAATTGCAATTGGTCCGAAATAAATACAATTGTGTCACGTGTTGGTCATCGCTCCAAGATCATCTTCTGTGGTGACTTCAAACAAACTGATCTTATCAAGTCAAACAAAGACACAAGCGCCTTTCACGATTTTAGAAAGGTCGCTACATCAATGTCGGCGTTTCAGGAAGTTTACTTCACACCAAACGACATCGTGAGAAGCTCTCTGGTGCGTGACTGGATTATTGCTTGCGAACAAAACGGGTATTGATATGGTAACTGCCGAGAATCTTTCAATTATTCTTCCAAGATGCAAGGATCCTGATCGTTGGGCATTTGAGCTTGAGTCTGAACTGTATCAGTACAACATCACAACCACGGAACAGGTTGCATCTTTTCTATCCCAAACCGGACATGAGTCGGCACACTTCAATGTTCTTGAGGAAAATCTAAACTATTCCAAAGACGGACTTCGCAAGATCTTTGGTAAGTATTTCCCCACGGATGAACTAGCCGCTTCTTATGCTAGAAAGCCAGTTGCAATTGCATCAAGAGTTTATGGTAATCGTATGGGTAATGGTCCCGAGGCAACCCAAGATGGTTGGAAGTATAGAGGCAGAGGTCTAATCCAGTGCACTGGATATAGAAATTATTCTGCTTGCTCACAATTCTTGTTTGAAGATGGTAGACTTGTTCATGATCCCGACTTGTTACTGGAGCCCAAATATGCTATACTATCGGCATGCTGGTTCTGGTCCGCGAATAAGTTGAATGATTATGCTGATGATGTTGTGAAGACCACGAGAATAGTCAACGGAGGTCAACATGGACTTGAAGATCGACAAGCAATTTATAATCGAGCAATGAGTAACCTTTGATGATATATCAACCAATAGAACTTCCAACACTAGAAAGAAAGACGGGTAAATTTGGCAGAGTTTATGTAACAGAAGAAGGTCTTGAATTTCCTTCAGTTACCACTGTACTTTCGCACAAACCCAATCAAGATCTGGATGACTGGAGAGCTTCTGTTGGCGAAGAAGAAGCAAAACGAATCGCGGCAAGAGCAGCACATAGAGGCACATACATTCATGCTCTGTGTGAGGCGCATATAAAGGGCACACAGAAGCCCCCAAAAGACATCTTCAACTACGACATGTGGGTAAGTTTCAAGCCTCTTGTTGAAAGAATAGAAGAGGTATACGCACTCGAGGCACCTCTATACAGCAAGTTTCTGGGTATAGCGGGTACAGTAGATTGTGTGGGATTGTGGAACGGTCGCCTATCAATCATAGACTTCAAAACCTCTACTAGAGTAAAAAGTGCGGAAGACATTCCCTCCTATTTCAGTCAATGTGCCGCCTATG